CCACTTTGGTTTAGAATATATCAAGATGTTGGTGTAGAACCAAAAGATGTGCATTCAAGTGAGTGGGCATGGGCACATACTAAATTTACAAATGTTGTTGAAAATAATGGAACACTTGATCAACTTAAAAATCAGGTTCAAGATCACCTTGTTTCCAGCGGACGCCTGCTCTCTGCATAGATATCTGACAATTAGCACAAACAGTTTTTAAGTTATTCATTCTACAGTTGTTTAGATCACCATCTATATGATATACTCGTAACTGCTCTTTAACTTCTGCTTTGAAATTACACTTTTCACAGTGCTTCTTTTGACGATAACCAGCCAAGTACCATTTTGGTTTACCTTTGCCACTACCAGAGTACCTTATGCAAGTGTCACACCTTGTCCTATAAAAGGTTTTATTACCTTTTTTGTAATTAACTGCAACAGGTCTCTTACCGCACTCGCATAAAGGTCTCATATTGTATTTACCTGCCCTTTTTATGCCCTTTTGTTTGTGTGATTTTGGCTAAATTATGTGAGAGTTGTATAAATACATATAATAAAGTTCAACAGGAGAACACAAGATGGCAAATTTAGTATCACCAGGTGTATCGGTTAGCGTAATAGACGAATCGTTCTATACCCCCGCTGAACCAGGTACTACCCCAATGGTTTTTGTTGCTACTGCACAAGATAAAGCAAACGCAAGTGGCACAGGAACAGCAAGAGGAACTACAAAGGCAAATGCTGGCGTACCGTTCTTATTAACTTCACAAAGAGATTTATCAGACACATTCGGAGATCCATTATTTTATACGGATTCAAACAACAATCCAATACACGGTGGAGAATTAAACGAATATGGTCTACAAGCGGCTTATTCATATTTAGGCGTTAGCAACAGAGCATTCGTTGTTAGAGCAGATATTGACTTAGGCGAATTACAAGCAACTGCAACAGCACCAGCGGCTAATCCAAAAGATGGCACTTACTGGTTTGACACACAGATTTCAAGATTTGGAATTTTTGAGTGGAATGGTAACGCGGCAACTACAAAAGGTGGTCAGCAGTTTACAAACAAAGTTGCTACTGTAATTACAGACAGCACAAAATTAGTAAACGGACAAAGCACAGGCGCTCCTAAACCTTCTGTTGGACAAATAGGGGACTATGTGGTTGTAGCAACTACTACTATTAACAAAACATTTTACAAAAACTACGAAGGTACTTGGGTAAAAATTGGAACTGATGCCTGGATTGCATCTTGGCCAGTAGCAATTGGTTCTGCATCTAACCCAACAGTAACAAGTGGTAAAACTTTAACTATCAACGGTGACACAATCACTTCTGGTGCAGACGCGGCGTCAGTTGTAACTGCAATTAACACAGCAGGTTCTGGTAACGGTTACAAAGCAGAACTTATTGATAGTAAAATTAATTTATTCTCAACAGATGGTACAAACTTGGTTGTTGCAGATGGTACAGGATTAGCGGCTGAGATTGGGGTTACAGCGGCAACTTACTATGCACCACAATTAAGTGTTGGACCACACACTTCAATTCCAGAGTTTAAAACAACTGATGCAAATCCAAGACCAAGTGGATCTATTTGGTTTAAAACAACAGATCAAAACTTAGGTGCTAAACTTTCAGTTAAAGAGTGGAACGACACTACAAAACTTTGGGTTACAAGAAGTGTACCAGTTTACGAAAGCAACCACGTTGCACTGAAAAACTTAGACAGTACAGGCGGTGGTGTAAATCTTTCAATAGATACTCACTATGCACAATCAAATGTAACTGAAGGCACAGACAAAGAGTTTGACTTTACATTGTTCAAACGTTCAAACACAGGTTCAACTAAAATTGTATCTGATGTAATTGCAAGTCAATTAAGTGCTTCAACTTATACATTTACTATGCAAGAGTCAATTACAAATCAAGCAACACTAAACGCGGCAGTAACAGTTAGTGTAACAACTACTGGTGCATCATCAGATGCTGATGAAGTAGCAGGCCAAATTAATGCGGCAGGTTTTACTAACATTGTTGCAAGTGTTGATAGTTCAAACAAAATTGTAATTGAACACAATGACGGTGGAGACATTAGAATTGTTGACACTTCAGGTTTATTAACATTAGCAGGTTACACACCATACGTTGATGCAAACACAGGTACAGCAAACTTATACTATGTACCAGGTACATCAAGTGCTACTAATCCTAAGCAGTACATGGCGTCTAACTGGCAAACACTTTCATACACAGCAAGTGACGATGCTCCGACACAAACAGCAGAAGACGGTCAGTTGTGGTACAACTCAATTGTAGACGAAGCGGACATTATGATCCACAATGGTACTACTTGGGTAGGTTACCAGAACTACAATTCAGGTAGTGTTAACTACAATACAACATCACCAGATGGTCCGATTGTGTCAGCAACAGAGCCAACTAAACAATCAGATGGTTCAAATCTTGCAGACGGTGATATTTGGATTTCAACAGCAGACCTTGAAAATTACCCAATAATTTACCAATACAACGGTACTACTTTAAAATGGGTATTAAGAGATAATGCAGATCAAACTACAGACAACGGTGTATTATTTGCAGACGCAAGATACAATACATCAGGTGCTAACAGCGGAACAGCAGGAACTATTAAAGACTTGTTAACAAGTAACTACTTAGATCCAGATGCTCCAGATCCTGCACTATATCCAAAAGGTATGATGCTTTTCAATCTAAGACGTTCAGGTTTCAATGTTAAGAAATTTGTACGTAACTACATTGACACTGCTGAAGACAATGGTAGACAAGCAGACGAGTCAATGAGTGCTTACTATCCACACAGATGGGTAACTGAAAGTGCTAACCAACAAGACGGTTCAGGTACATTCGGTCGTAAGGCACAGAGAAAAGTTGTAGTACAGGCTTTACAAGCATTAATGAACAGCAACCAAGAGATTAGAGATAACGAATCAAGAATCTTTAACTTAATGGCAACACCAGGTTATCCAGAACTAATTGGTGAAATGGTATCACTTAACAATGACAGAGGATTAACAGCATTTATCGTTGGTGATTCTCCAATGAGATTGGCAAGCGATGCAACTACAATTAACAACTGGGCAACTAACGTAAATGTTGCAGTTGAAGATAACGACAATGGATTAGTTACAAGAGATGAGTACTTAGGTGTGTTTTATCCTAACTTATTCACAAGTGATAATGCAGGTAACAATGTAGTTGTTCCAGCATCACATGGTATCTTAAGAACTATTGCATTAAGCGATCAAGTTTCGTTTCCATGGTTTGCACCAGCAGGTACAAGACGTGGTGGCATAACTAACGCTTCGGCGGCTGGCTTTATTGATGGCGAAGGCGAATTTAAATCAATTGCTCTTAACGAAGGTCAAAGAGATACATTATACAGCAACGCAGTTAACCCTGTAACATTCTTAACAGGTGCTGGACTTGTAAACTTTGGTCAGAAAACAAGAGCCAAGAATGCAAGTTCGTTGGACAGAATCAATGTTGCAAGATTAGTGATTTACTTACGTTCACAATTAAACAAACTTGCTAAACCTTATATCTTTGAACCAAATGACAAGATCACAAGGGACGAGATTAAACAGCAAGTAGATAGTTTATTACTTGAACTTGTAGGTCAAAGAGCACTTTACGATTTCTTAGTAGTGTGTGATGAAAGTAACAACACACCAACAAGAATCGATCGTAACGAACTATATGTAGACATAGCGATTGAACCAGTGAAAGCAGTGGAGTTTATTTACATTCCATTAAGACTTAAAAACACTGGAGAAATAGCGGGCCTATAATATGATAAATAAAAGTAATAGGAGCACATAATGGCAATTTCATCACTCTCAAGGTTAACAGTTCCATTAGATTCAAATGCATCAGCATCGAATCAAGGATTGTTAATGCCAAAACTGCAATACCGCTTTAGGGTATCGCTTGAAAATTTCGGTGTATCGACTCCAACTACAGAGTTAACAAAACAAGTAGTTGATGTTTCAAGACCAAACGTATCCTTTGAGCAAATTACACTTGATGTATATAACTCAAAAGTATATTTGGCTGGTAAACATACATGGGAGCCAATCACACTTAACTTACGTGAAGACGTTTCAAACAATGTACAGAAACTTGTTGGTGAACAACTTCAGAAACAATTTGACTTTTTCGAACAGTCAAGTGCGGCATCTGGAGCAGACTACAAATTCGTTACAAGAATCGAAATACTCGATGGTGGTAATGGAGCCAATACAGCAGGTGTATTAGAGACTTTTGAATTGTACGGTTGTTATCTTGAGAGTGCAAACTACAATCAGTTGGCTTATGCTACATCAGACGCTGTGACAGTTGCACTTACAATAAGATACGATAATGCAATCCAAACACCACAAGGAACAGGTGTAGGTACAGCAGTAGGAAGAACTGTAAACACTCTCGTAACAGGTGGCGGTTCAACGTAATATTAATTTATAAACACAGTGAAAAAGGCGCTTCGGCGCCTTTTTTATTATCTACCCACTTTTCCCATTAGATAAATATTAGTATGGCAAACAAATTAACACCATTTCTTGATAATTTAGTAAGTGGAGCATTAAATCCAAAAGGTAATCTTGGTGACTATCAACACGCCGCAAGATTGTATGTAGATGACGCATTTAAGTTTGCGCCTAAACAAAAGTTTTTATATCATGTTGCATTTAATATAAACAGAGATGCATCAGCAGTTATTCCACAACTAACTGAAAAGCATAGCAACACAATTAATATGCTTGTTAAAAGAGTTGACTTACCTAAGTTTGATATACAGACAGAAGTCAAACACAGTTACAATAGAAAAAGAGTTTTACAAAAAAGAATTGATTATAGTCCTTGCACTGTTACTTTCCACGATGATAATTTTGGATTGACAACAGCAATGTGGGAAGCATATTATAGATATTATTATAAAGATGGAAACTATGCATCAGTTGATCAAGCAGGTGCACCAACAACTGTAAGTGCGGCGTATAATAGAGCAAACACTTATGGTAGTGAAAAACAAAATTCATTTAGATATGGTTTTGATAATGATAGTTTCAAACCTTTCTTTGACAGTATTATTGTATATCAAATGTCAAGAAAGAGATACACTGCATTTACACTTGTAAATCCTATTATACAAAGTTGGCAACATGATTCAATGGATCAATCAGTAAGTGATCCTGTTGAAAGTTCAATGTCGCTTCAATTTGAAACAGTATGGTATTCAAGGGGTCCTGTTACGGAAGGCGCGGCTCCTAAAGGATTTGCAACTGAACATTATGATAAGACACCAAGTCCGCTTTCATTAGGTGGAGGCGGAACATCAAGTCTGTTTGGTGTAGGTGGTGTAGCCTCAGGTGCGGCTGATGTGTTTAATGATATAACAAGTGGTAATGCATTTAGTTCACCTGGTGCATTGTTAGGCACAGTTTTAAAAGCGGCCAACACAGCCACTAATGCAAAAAGTTTAAGCAAAGACGGTGTTAGACAAGAAGGCTTTGGAATACTTAAAGGTGCTATTGGAGATGTAGCAGGTATTAATGTTGGCGGAGTTGCTAACAGTGTATTTCCTAAAAGCGGAGGCAGTGGTGGATTAAACAGTATTACTCAAGCAGTAGCAGGTGTAAGTGCCGTTGCCGCTGTTGCAAATTTAGTTAACTCAACAAGTTTATCAGAAGCAAGAGATACACTTACTAATAATCCTGATGCGTTAGCAGACTTAACAAAGTCAACAACATTTAAGAAGTCACATTTACAGGGTGGTGGCGATGCAAGTGTAAATGCAATCAATGAGGCATGGAACAATACCAGTGAAGCATTTAAAACTGCGGCAAACAATACAACATTAGATAATCTACCTAATATAATAAATGAGGCAACGTAATGACAACAAATTTACCTAACACACAAAAGCCTGATAGTAGTAATGAAGTAAAACAATTTTACAATCAGTACTATACAGGTTTTATAAATTTTCCAAGTAATGAAGTTGATGCAGTAATAGGTTTCTTTCAATCAAGAGGCTTTGAAAAAACATCTGCTATTGCTGTAGGTACAGCAATTTTACAACAAGCAAAAATTGATGAAGTAAATGTTTTTGAATTAATTGATACATTAAAAAAACAAGACACTGTACAATTAAGTAATGTAGTTACAGAAATATTAAATTACAATAGACAAAAAATTAGTACATTAGGTTACAAAATTTCCAACACTGCCAATAGAACTGAATCACGAAACATAGAGGTGTAACATGGCCAAGTTCGCTCAAGGACGTTACAACCTAAAAAATCCTGACAAGTATATAGGAAGAAAAACTCCATTGTATAGATCAAGTTGGGAATTTGCGTTTATGAAATTTTGTGATGAAAATCCTAATGTTGCGAAATGGGCCAGTGAAGCAGTGAAGATTCCATATAGAAATCCATTGACAGGAAAAGCAACAGTATATGTTCCTGATTTCTTTATTGCATATGCAGATAGAAACGGCAAACAACGTGCAGAAGTAATTGAAGTAAAACCAGATAACCAAACTACACTTGAAAGTGCAGGACGTAATAAGTACAAACAAGCACAGGTAGTTTTGAATATGGCAAAATGGGAAGCCGCTAAAAAATGGTGTAAAGACAAGGGTTTATATTTTAGAGTAGTTACAGAGAAAGACATTTTTCATTCTGGGTCAAGAAAATAAGATAAATAATAGTAGCAGTTAATGGATTCAACATATGACTAAAAAATTAGAAGAACTTTTAAACTTACCTGACAGCAAAGAGATTATGCAGGAAGAAAAAGAAAAGGCTAAAAAAGAAGCCAAAAATCATGCTATTGCTGAGCAAAATGATACTGTCAGAGATATTGCAGAAATGGATAAAATTGCGGCCGCATTACCACAAGTAAAAGGATTAGGCGAATTAGCAGATAAAGAATTAAATGAAGTTGCTGAGAAATCCATGACAGCATATGAAGATTTAATGGATTTGGGCATGAACGTTGAATCACGTTACAGTGGTAGAGTATTTGAAGTAGCAGGACAAATGCTTAAAACTAACTTAGATGCCAAGGTTGCTAAATTGGATAAGAAGTTAAAGATGGTAGAACTGCAATTAAAGAAAGAAAAGCAGGATAAAGACGGTGGTGATAGCGGTGATTCAATGGTATCTGGTGAAGGATATGTTGTTACAGACCGTAATAGTTTATTAGAAAAATTGAAAAACATGGATAAATAGTTAGTAGGAAGAACAATATGAAACAGTTTAATGATTACTTAACAGAAGCATACAACGATAAGAAGTATGAATTCAAAATTGGGATAGCAGGCAACTATGAAGGTGCCGCTGACAAACTTGAGATTGCGTTGAAAAAGTTTGGAGTAGAAAATGTAACTCCTGGCAAGAAAACGCCAATCCAGGAAAGACCTTTGGATTTCCCACAATTAGAAAATTTAGAAGTAACATATTATGAAGCGGAATTAAAATATCCTACTGTCGCTCGTAGTTTACATGAATACTTGGTACACGCAATTGAAGTACCAGAAAGTCATTTAATTGTAAGAAACATTAATGAACCTCAAGAGGACTATCAAGCACCTAAGGGTAATGAGCCTTACGAAATTAAATTGACTAAAGAAGACATGGGCGGTGAGTCCGCACAAGATCAAGCAGGTTCAAACAGAGTAATGGATTTGTTAAAAGAACTTGAAGTAGCAAGAAAAGAAGTTACTAATAGTCCAGTAGCAAGTGTCAAAGCAGATGCTGAACAAAAGCAAATGGATGCGACTGCTGAAATAGGAACTAAAAGTCCAATAGGGAGTTAATTATGAAATTAGAAGATATCTATAAAAAGATCGAGGCGTTGGACGAAGCACTTACAGAAACAGCATCAGCGTCTATTAACATGACAGGTGACACTGCCGAAGATGTTATAAAATTAA